GACGTAGCCGCCGAAGTTCACGTACCAACTGCTGGAAGCGTCGTATTCAGTACTAGACCAATACCATTCACTTGTAAATATATTTTGATTGCCAAACATAGAAGTTACAAGCTCATTGATTTCGGTTTTATACTTGGCCATAAGCATAAGTTCGCCCAATGCAGGCAGGTTCCACACGGTTGTATCTTCAATTCCGTCGTTTTCAAGCGTACAGGCTTTATAGGCTCTGGCAGCTTCGGCGGCAGGGGCGCCGACAGTTCCCTGAGTGTCCTTGACACCTGCAAGGGTTTCAAGGATTACATCGGTATTTTCTTTGCCGTCGAATGTATCATAGAGTCCTTGGTTACCACTGCCGTAGTTTTTCAGGCCGCGCAGGTCTGTGCCGTAGCCGCCCCATTTGAAGGTTTTCGTACCGTCGGCGGCGACACAGTCGCTTTTGGCGATAATGAACTGGTGGCATTCGGCACGTAGCCGGATGCCGATACGGATATACTTGGAGCGGTTATTCGCGCTCATGGAGTTCCATTCGGAAGCCGTGAAAAAGACTTGTTCACCGTCTTCGATTCGAAGCGTAGCCAAAGAAAGATCAAGAAGTGTACCTGCCCATTGCATATACTTGGCGATGTCACTCGCCGGGGTATTTTCATTGACGGTTGTAAAACCGATTGATTGCAAAGCTGCAACTTGGTCTTGTTTATTCAGGCGCAAAAGCATTGCGCTAGCGATATTTTCATCCATTTTATTGTATAATATTAAGTTAATACTACTCGGAAGCTACTGCACGCACATGAAGAAGAATGGAATTTTTGTTTTGGGTCGTAATACGTCCGGTATTCAGGTCGAAAGTCCAGGCGGAATTATTATCCCAAATCGTACTTGACCAGTAGTATTTATCGGTCATCAGCATACTGTCACTACTCCAGAAGGTACGCATCATCTCATTGATTTTATCGCGGTAGCGGTACATCAGAAGCATTTGGCCGGATGAAGGAAGGAACCAGTTGGATTCATCCTCGATACCGTCACTTTCCAAAGTGTAGGCACGGTATGCACGGGCGGCTTCGGCAGCCGGCGCACCGATTACACCGCTATTGTTTTGGTCTTTCAGGCCGGTGATAATCAGGTCGGTATCTTCCTCACCCGTGAAGCAGCCGTACATGGCACCCAGTCCTTTTTGGTTCAGGCCGTCTATGGCTTTACCCTGACCGCCCCAATAGAAGGTAGTAGTCATATCGGCATTATAGCACTCCTGGGCGGCGATTACGAAGGAGTGTCCATGGGCACGGATACGAAGCCCGCGTTTGATATACAGTTGCTTATTAGCGAGCGTAAGGGAGTTCCATTCGGCAGCAGTAAAGTATGCCTTGGAGTTATCCGAAATACGATTACAGGCAAGATGTAGATCAAGCAGACCGGCGGCCCACTTGATACGTTGTCCAAATTCAGATGCGCGGGAATTCTCGGTGACATCCGAGAAGCCCACGGTGTTCAGTGCTGCCACTTGTGCCTGTTTATTCAAGCGAAGCAGCGTTGCGCTTTGTTCATTCGTCATAGTTACTTGTTGATTAAATCATTAATATCCATATTGTCTTCAGCGAAGCGTTCGAGATATTCTTCGTAGGTTTCGCCATTATAATATTCAAGGACTTCATTGATGTTGTCCAGAGTTACGTTATCGTAGTACGGTTCTCCGCCATAAGACTCATTATTGAACCAGTTGATCAGGTCGATGTAGGCATCTATGACGGTAAGGATGACAAGGCCGTCAATACCGGATTCAAGGGATTCGATTTCATCCGTTTCACGGATAACTGTCAGTTCATACGTGCCGTTGACTACCGGTTTATCCTGTCTGTTGCCGTCCTCATCCATTCCGGCAACTCCATATTCGAGAATGGCAAGAAGCTCGGAGCCGTCAGCCTTCAGGGTCATGTTCGAGATACGGAGCATGGAAAGTTTACGGGATGCCGTTTGTGAAGCGAGGACGTCACGGAGCATCTGAATGGCGTCAAGTTGAGGCGACGTTTCAAGACGCAGGCGTTGGACGTTCGGCATGGATTCTATTTGCAGGCCGGACGGGGCGGAAAGGCCGGTATAGGTCAGTTCAGGAAGGCCGACAAAACGGATACTTGTCATTGTAGCCGGAAGAGAGATGTCATTAATCGGAGAAGTCTCTGCAAGAGTGATGTTCTCCAGTTTGCTACCGGACGCATTGATATGGGCGATACGTGGGCATTTGTCGGTGACGAGCGTAGCAATTTGTGTGTTCCGGATATCGAGTGATACGAGGAAGGGCATTTCGCCGCAGTTCAGCGAGGTAAGCGGTGCGTAAGAACCGATGGATTGTTCCGTATGGGTGTCAGAGCCCAAGATAAGGGTTTCCACAAGTTGCATGGCGGAGAAGCTCACCGTACTTGACAGGGAGATTTCAGACAGGTCGAGCAGCTTCATGCGGTCAGCCTGATAGATATACAGCAAGGCGCCTTCCTCATGTGAGAAGTTGGTGAATACATCTTCTTCGCCCGCTTCAAGGAAGCAGCTTTCGGAAAGGTTGCCGCTAGCGTCATTGCCGACACCAAAGTAACCGTTTTTAGCAGCGACAATCCGGATGGTGGCGTTTGATTTGGAAGATACGCGCCCGGAAATTACACCGCTGAAGAAATCACCGGTTTGGAAATAGCCGTCACGAATACGCCAACGTCTTTCGATGAAGGACGGAAGGGCAGTAAGTCCCAGACCTTGCAGGGCATAGAAATAAATAGCGTCAGAGGTGGCGGTATAGGAGATGTATTTCCGTTCACCGTCGTAGGAACTAACCAGTTTCTGCCATTTTTTGAGCCGTTTGTCAATGAAGAAATGCGTAGCTCCTTCGGGCGAGAACGGGTGCAGAGTAACGCCGTCGATGGTCGCCTGGACATTACGCATGGCGGCGGCAACGGTACGCAGGGACAGTTCCGTACCGGATGAATCAGTCCACACTACTTGCTGGAGGTAGATGTTATTAAACAGAACGGAGCCGTAGCCAGCATAAGGGTTAGTGAATGTTTCATCGCTCGTCCGGTTGGGGTCCACCTCGGCGTCAACCGTGCAACCACCGTCGTTGTCCTTGCTATTGAGCGTATCGCAGTCATAGATTTTATTCAGGTACATGCGCATGGCATCCTCGGAGCTGTACACACCGTCTGTTACGGAAGCATACTCTTCCAAGAACCACATCGGCTGCATATTCTTGGCGCGTTGGTCAGTGGCGGCAAGGTAGTCGGTGAAGATGTCATAACTCAAGACACTTTCCGGGCAGGCGTATTTATACAGGTTTTCCTTCCATGTTCTCTGCCAGTTTCCGCCTTTGGAGTAATCGCAGGAATCACAGAAGCGCAACCATCGGTAGAGGTTATAGGGCACTTTCTTACCCAAAGCGTAATCAATGGCGAGCTGGTCGTCATCGACAAGCGATTCAAAGTAGTAAGTCCATGCCGGGAAGGTATCAGCAGAGATAGTTCCGTTATCCACGAGTTTTTGAACCCATGAAGACTTGTCCGTTTTCATGGCCATCATATCCTGAACAGAACCGACGCCCTGAAACCAGTCCATACCTTGGTAGTTAAGAAGTTCGAAGCCTTCAACCGGATTCAGGACATCACCGGTGACATTCCATTTGCCGTTTCCATACTTCATGGAACCGGACTGCTTTTTCCATGAGCCGTCCTGATACCTCATTATCCGGTACGAACTACCGCAATACAGGGAAAGCAGGTACACGCTGTCCGTATCGAGTCCGTCAGTCTGTTTGAAGCGTGCCTCAATTGCGTCCAAAGTTTCGTCGGGCGTGCCGAAGAACTCTATGAAGTCACCATAGTTCAAACAGCCTTTGTTATAACCGGGGGTATCCTTGAAGCCGAGGGCGAACTGTTCACCCTTGTCTTCCTTCCAGTTGCCTTTGGCATGGAAGTAGACATTTTGCAAGCTGTCATCCTTACACCGATAGGTGGCTACCGGGTGATTGGCGGTGGAGTGATTCATCTGCAAGCCTTCGATATGCAAGTCACCGCTGTCAAATGTTCCGTCAAATGCACGTTGAACAGGTGTCATATAGTTACCACCCAAGGCACGGTATGTAACGTTCATCATTTCACAGGCGCCGCAGTCGTTCGCATTGCCGGAATCGGAGTAATCGACTTTTACGGTAATGACATCGACCGGGATTGTATTATCACCGACCTGTACTTTGTTGATGGCGGCCAAGGCTATTGCACGGCGTCCTTCCTCCGTCGTATCGTCCGGATTAAGTAGTATGATTCGAGTGTCCTTGTTTTTGCCTTTGCTCTTGGCAAGGTAGTAGCGTTTATTCTTTACCGGGCGTTTGGCAGAGGTGGTTCCCTGGTTGCGGGTTTGGACACTCACGGCCTTGAAGTTACGCCACGGGCGTTCGGGGTCAAAGTAATAGAGCGTGATGTATATCTTCGTACTGGTGGAAGTGGTGCCGTCCAGTGCTTCTATATCGGAGCCTTCATAGGGGCATTCGACAATGTAAGGCATGCCGCGTGAATAGATTTCGGCAGCCGACGGGCGGCTTTGGGTACTACCCTCGGCTGTCTGGCTTTTAAGGACGTCCTCAAAGGCGTATTCCTTCACCATTACCTCTGTATCGGTCAGACGGACAAGGTAGTTCTTGAACGCCTGTGCCCATTCCATATAGGAGTTCCAGGCCATCATGTAATAAAGATACAAATCACCTAGCCTGCCGTCCATCGTTATATATTTGGTCTGAATCAGGGAGCCGCCGCCCGGAACATAACCAAGACAGGCGACTTCCTCACCGTTGAGGAAGAGTTTCATCATGGAATATCGTGTACCGTCACGTTCGATGTAGTTGCTTGCAGGTTCAACAACCACGGCTACGGTTATCTTTTCACCCTGCCGGTAGGCGCGTTCTTCACGACGGGAAACGCCATTGTTACAGAAAATGCCGACAACCCGGCCGGTGACATAGAAGCCGGCACCGGACGTTTCGTCATAGCAGCTAAGGAGCAGGGCATCATCATCGGTCACGTTCTTGGAAGCGAAAGCGAACTGGATGGCGGCACCGTTGGATTCGATGGACGAGCCGGCAAACGGGGCATGGTTTAATGACACGCCCACATTCTCGGCTACGCGAAGGCAGTTCTCACCCAAGAATGTGCCAAAACCGTTGGTAGTCCAGTTGGCACCGTCCACTTTCATTTCATAATTACCGCTGACAATGCTATGGTCAGTTTCCTGATTGGTACGGGATGAGAAGTCAAAGTTATAGATGGCGCCTTCTTTTATGGCGGCGTCAATGGCGGAACCGCTAACTGTCACCCGGACAGGTTCGCTAGTCACGTCCTTGCATACGGCAGTATAGTTGACCGTATCGGTGCCGTCAGCCTTGTAGCCCTGCAGTTGTTGTTTGACCTGATAGGTTTTGTTACGACTGGCAGCAATTTGTGTTACCTGCACGTTATTGGCTTTCACGCTGACGGGTGAAGTCATTTCCAACGGGTCATAACAGGCAACATCAAGTTCTACGGTTTCGTACAGTCGGACTACTCCACCGTTTTTATCATCGTATCTCAAGGCGACAAGAGGTGTGGAACTATTCGGGTCAATTACCATGACAGCCGTGTAAATGACATTTCCTTTCACTCCGGATGCGACATCCGTTCCTTGGATGCGCAAGGGATAGGTACCGTGTTCTAGGCCGAGGGAAGCAGGACGGATTACGACAGAGTGCGAGTAGTTGTCATTGACAACGGCGGTAGACAGGGATTGCCATTCACCGTTAATCTTGATGTCAACCTGGGCACTGATCCCTTTATCAGAGGTATTGTTTCCGAACTTATAGAGTGGAAGGCTGAAACTTTCAGTTGTCGGAGTAAGCAGAGTTTCAGGGGTATAATTGAGTACCTGCACACAGGTACAGGTAATATCAACAGCTGTTACATTGACATTCTTGGAACCGGTGTTGCCGCTTTCGTCAGTGGCTATCAGCTTGAATTTCCGAGTACCGGCAGCCGTAAAGTATGTGGTGAAGTCCAGTTCAAAGGAGAAGTCCTTCATGTCACCGGAAGATGCTTTGTTGACGGTTTCAGTCCAGACGGTAAGCCCGCTTTCACGGTCTACGAGTTCCAGTTTCTCAATCAGGTTGTCAGAGGATTCGACACCGTTCGAGGTCACGGAACGAATGGCGGCAAAGGTTCGTAGCGTAGAGCCGTAAGAGCCATAGACAGGTGTCGACTGGAAAGCAATGGCAACAATGGTACCACCAGTTTGACCGCCGCCACCCGTGCCGATAGCGAACTGCACTTCATCGCCAAGGGTTTCACCGGCAGCGTTCTTCATCTGAAGTTTTACAATGCCTTCTGTTTCCACGTTTACGTCGAGGTTGGCCGGAACATAAGCATAGGCGCCACCAGTTGAAAAGGCGTCCTTTCCCCCTTCCGCCGGTTCATAGGAAGTTTCAACAACGGAACTGCCGCCACCATTCCCGAAGGGTTTCCAAAGAGAAGGGGTCGCAAAATCGGACACGGCACCCTGGAACTGCCGGGTTTCCATTTCATACTCGCCTGTTTTGTAAGTAATGATGAGACCCGTTCGCTCATATTTGATGCCAGATTCCTGTTGACAGGACACTATAGCAGCAATGGCGGTTTCAAGGGTATAGTAGCCGTCTTTCAATGGGCGGATCTCATCAACAATGACGATGGGGTGTGTTACATCGTCAGCGGGCGTACCGTTCTTCATATCCTCAAGGGCTTGCTTATCCTCGGCGGACAAAAGGCCGGCTTGTTCAAGGGTAGCGGAAGGCAGACGGAAGCTATCATCCGTTTCTTCACCAGTTGTTTTGGATACTTTCTTAAAATACACATTGAGATAGGAAGCGTCAGACAGGACGGAGAAAGAACCCGGTTTGATTATATCGGAAGGGATATTTTTCATTGTATCTTCCAAAGACTTTCCACGATTGCCGGGGAAGGCTTCTTCTTCACCTTCTCCAAGAGACAACGGTTCAGGCAGGTATTTGGAAGGAACTTTGCTTTCTTCGTCCAAAGGAGCGATACCGTTCGCTTTTCCTATCCTTTCCTCAAAGTCATTTATTACAGAGGTCCATTTGCCCCATGTAACACTCCCACCGGAAACAATACCGATTCGTGAGATAGTACAAACCGTACCCAAATACACACCTTCTGCATTGTCTGACATGGTAGCCAGTTGTATGCACGAAGTGAACGATTGACAAACCTTATCAAGTTCCAACCGTTCAATCTGTATATTTACAGGAATCTTAGACGAATCAACAGACAAAATACACCGATAATTCCCAATAGAAGAATCACCGGAATACATTGTTTTCAATTTGTCTTTAAAGCTACCAATAGCAGTAAAAGTACCGATACTCTTAAATGGGTCAGTCAAAGGGCTGGATTTATCAGACACTCCTGTTATACGCTTCAACAACTCGGCGTCTCCATCCGACAAATCTTTTGCAATCTTATTGACATTCTCCACTAATGCATCAAAATCCCTATTCACCATTTTAGCAATGGTACTTGAGAGTAAATCAATAGATATTTTCCGACCGCCACTAACTTCAACGTACATATCTTTAGATAGCTCTGCTGTATCGGTCAGTTGCTCTATTGTAAGACTGTTTGTCTTCAGCGCTTGTAGCACAAGGTTAATAATTTGTTGTTTCTCTGACTCTGTCATTTTATTCTATCTTTATTGTTTAAAACTATTATATTAATTTGATGACGGATCAGAATTTTCATCGGAAGCAACTGGTAACGTATCAACAAATTCACCGTCCCAATTCACCTCATAATAAGTCCTATCATCAGTTCCTTTCAAGAACTCTAATATACCTCCTGATAATAAATCAATATCGTATGAACTTCCCTTTTGAGAGAATTGAACTTCACTCGAATAACCTCCCAAGGCAACTGTAATCTGATTAACTTCCGAAGTTACAACACCAGCGCTTGTGAGATTAAAAGGTATCATGAACGTCACCCCACTATTAGCAGGTTTATCTAAAATCACTTTACAACTATAATTATGAGATGTAAAAAGACTAGTCATAATCTTCTGATAATGCACATACAACTTACCGGTGATTACTGACGTATACTCTTCTACAGCTTCACCACCAGACTTTATGCTCCTCAACTCTCCACTATCAGATGTTATCCTATAAGTATCGTTTTGAATTCTTCTTATAGACATTTGGTTGTTCCATTCCAAAACAGGATTGATCGTTCTTACCCTCTGTAGCATTTGATTGAATACAAAACTCTTCAATCCCTCTATTTGCTGGTTAAGTTCTGGAACATTGCTTTCCTTTCTGGTATATCGAACACCATCAAAGTAGACGTAATTACAGCATAATACCCGATTCAGTAATTCTGCAAACCACACAGGGCATCCCATTCCATTTCCAAGCGTAAATAATACTGTTGTATATTCATGGCTGAACAGCTCAACAATATCCTCATCGGAAGTCACGAACTGCTCATTATCCACACCGAACGTCCATCCGTTATCTTTGAAACCACCAGGAACGCGAAAATCAAAAAAGTATTGCATCCCATCTATCCACCAGACAGCATCAAGACGCTGCTTATTATCTTTCATTGAATACTGGATAAGGCTGGTTTCTGATAACTCACATTCATCATCTGTAACTTTAAAAATCTCACTCGTATTCCCATTAACTGTTACAGTATAGTATCCACATGGAAGCAATGAAATGTTATAGAAATAAAGAATCTTATCATCATTCATCTTCCATGAGCTTAATGATACAGGTGTAGATATATTACTTAAAAGATTATTAATGTAAACTATAGGCTCCTGCTCTTTGGCTGTCAAAATCAATTCAACAAAAATCCTGTCTGTACGTGCGAATAATTGCACATATTTACTCTTCGCTCCAAATTTATCGGTAGACGGAGAAAAAAACAGCGGGGTAAACGGGCTTATAATCATATTCTAGGCTTTTGTTATTGAACGGACAAATAAATCATACTTCACTCCCTCGTTTCTCTCAACTGTACTACTTACCTCTTTGATGTAGCCCTCGTAAACCAGATCATCTTTTAAGATTTTAATCGTTTCGTCATCTGTTGGTGGAATATCTTCATCATAAGTTGTGAAAGAAACATCTCCACAAGTTATAATACCACTTTCAACGTTAAAATCATCTTTCATTCCTATACCATTGACAACAACATCACTATTACCGTCAGAAGAAGAATAAGACAGTTTGTTAGTAAACATACCGATATAGCCGGCATTTGCCTGCAACATGGCACCCTGCCAATACATAGTATTAAACATCGTATCAGGACTAAGTACACCATCAACATTCCAGCCGACTCTTATCAATTTATACTTCTTGTCATTGGAAGATAGAGTTGCACCAACAAAAAATACATCATTGTCACTTTCGTCATCTGTAGTATCCTTACCTCTATTTTGCGCCAGGAACTCAATACCATAAGCATCTGCACGGTAAGGGCTGATAAGTTCAAGTACATTGTCCGTTATGTCAACGCCAGTGGTATATTCAGTAGTAAACCGGAATTCGTCACGCCCATTCATACTCTCATACTCCTGTTTGTCATACCCGACCCTCACCCGGGAATATATCCTAGACTCTTCCATCTTATATTCAAAATCAGCGATATTACTCCCCAAATCTTTTACATTATTTTCTCCAAATAAGTTATTCCGATGCCTGAAAGATACTACTCGTCCATTAATCACGGGAACAAACCCAAATTCAGCTTCCATCCAATTAACGAATTTGGTATATGAAGTATATAGTTTAGCTTTTGGTATGCCACGAATACTCTCAGCGGTCAATATTACACAATTATCCAATCTTTCATCAATCCCGGAAGAAATCTCACCATCAATACCATCATTCCCGCCATTCATACTTTTAAGCAAACGCTTTAAGATAGTAACAGGCTTTATAGCATCTATATCAATAGGTAATCCAATAGAAGGAAATTCCATGGTTATTTTCAGGCTAGAAAAATAATACAACGCAAACTTTGTATTATAAGCTGCAAGCAAAACAATCCCATCATTAGCAGATAATGTTACTTCCCCATCCCAATTTACAGAAATTGATTCTCCGCCCCATCCCCCTTTCCACTCTTTCAAGAGTGTTCCGGATTTTGTTTTTAGCTGCATATCAGCAGCAAGGCTTGCGCCGTCCCATGAATATGCTCCCTTTATTGATATTTTGACAGACGTGGCTTTTTCTGTATAAATTAAACATGACTCCAAGTTACCACTTGCACCAACATCCTTCACCTCTATGCCACTACCTGACACTATTTCACTACTCCCTATATACATTGGAATAGTCATATAATGGTCACTCCCACTTACTGCATCTACAAGAATGCTTCCACTTTCCAAGGTTCTACCACCACAATAATATGTGGCACTTCCTACATAAGACAATCTATCATAATAAAGCCGGGCTTCATCTTTCAGTTCATCTACCGAATATTCGTATTGTGTTCCTTTATTAGCCTTTATGATATTAGCAACACTATCATCTATCGAATTAATAGAAACAGTATTTCCATCATAGGTCAATGAACCGAAATCCAACCGGCAACTGAAGAATTCATCATAAGTATGAGAATTGGTTATTGTATAAACAGAGATACTGGCATTAGAAGCCAGGTATTTACTCAAATACTCCTCCAATATGAGATCATAGGCTTCTCCCACAAACTGGAATTTTGAAGTAAAGGTTCTAGTTATTCCTTCAAGTCCGGAGCGTTTACGGGAAAACTTTATTTCATCCCAATTCTGAATACAAGATTTGGGAATATCATAGGAAATACTATCAACGATAAGTACATATTTACAAAGCATTTTAACTCGTTTTGAACGTTCACGAGCAAATATATAGAAAAAGCCAACCGGTTTCCCAGTTGGCTAAATTCTTGAAAACAGCAACAAAGCAAATAAGTGTATATAGCACTGATTATTAACACATTAAATCAACATATAAATAAAACTATAATTTAAACTACTACATAATCTTGTATTAACAAATATAATTCCTTTCTACAAATCAATTTAGCCGGCAAATAATCTCTTTTCTGTAATGCAGTAGACATATCTTTTAAAACATAAACTTTTTCAACTCCATAATCACCAACTAATTGATATTTCTCATAGAATGATTTTATGGTAGACTTCAAGTTTGTAGATTCTAATAACTCTTTGAATGTTTCATAAAATATTAGCTTCTTTTCTTTATAAATATGATGTATAAAAAATGTAACAACTCGGGCATCATTACAAAAATCAGGTTTTTCATCAACTAATCTTGTAAAAAGTGTTGGCCAAAATTCTTCATTAAAATACCTATAATTATGTTCAAAATAAGTAAAATAATAATTAGGAAAAGAAGATAGACAAATTGCTATTGCAATCTCATTTGGCAAAGAATTAACAACATTAACTTCAGGTATCTGAGGAAGACTATTTAAATATCGAGCAACTAAATATTCCTGTAAAGACTTATGAGAAAATTGAAAATGATTTTGACCAGTTTGCAGTAATAGTCCTGTATGACTCTCAAGCTCAATAATTACCTTTTTAGCTTGAGATTTAGGAAGATTATGAGAAATATATATTTGATTATAACACTTTCTAATATCATCTTGATTAAAAACACTTTTATTAAAATGATATGTCAGATAAAAAGATAAATGTGACAAAAATTCTTTTTTCTTCTCAACATAAAAATCCGCATACTGTGAAGGCCTAATAATATTCCTCTCAATGTCCCATTTTTCCAACAATAAACCAATTACAAATTCATAAATATAACGCGGTTTTTGAGGTATTGTTTTTTTACGCTCATATATCGCACATAAATGAGATAACGTTAATGGTCTCATCGCTGTATCATAAAATGGAGTATGCCTTATTTTTTCAAGAAAATCTTCTGCTTGATCTTTCTTTTTAATCCATTTATGCACTAATAATTTAATTTGTGAATCATTTAAAGGACATATTTCATATGTATCCGTGTTGTTAAGCTTTGTCATAAACTCATTACTTCTTGAAGTCAGAATAAATTTCCCATCTGTCAAGCTAAGGGCCAACTCATAAAATTCTCTTTCAATCATTCTTCGCAATGAAACATCTGGAATTTCATCAAAGCCATCTGCTATTATCAGAATTCGACAGTCATTAATAAATGAAATAACGACTTGCTTCATTATAGTATAGTAATCGTCAAACAAAGTACTCATAAACTTATTCGGCAAAGAAAATTGAATTCCAAACAAATCTATCAATATTTTAAACAACCCCATTTTATATAAAATCAAATTCTCATATTCCAATTCTCTAAATCTAATCATAATCGGACATGAAAATGCATCATTCAACTTATTATTACCAAAATCTGAATATATTTTTTTCACTAATGTTGTCTTACCAGCACCTGCCCCTCCATATATTAGTTTATTCCTACAAAAATCATTCACAACACTTTTACTAGCTATTATCGGAGTTTGCTCTTCATCATCAAATCTATACTTCAAAGGGGACAAATACAAATCAATATCAACAAATATTTTCTTCAAAGCCTTTGAAGAAATTGCTGAAGCAAAATTAACCTCATCACACCATTTACTAGATGTTTGTAAGTTATGTTGAATAGCAGTTAAAACTCGCTTTTCCGATATATCCAAATCAAACTTTTCTTTAAAATAATCATATTGTTTTCTATCAAATTTCTTTTTAACAATGCATTCTATTTTTTCATATCCCTCCTTTAATAATTTATTCGTATTCTCAATGCCATATTTTATAAAATGTTCTATAGCTTTTTCTGTTACGATATTTCCTATATCTGTATTTAATAACAAATCACTCATAATTACATATATTTATTCAGTATGCCAAGCAAATATAAAATAAGATTTTCAATTAACAAAACAAAAAACTTTTATTTCAACTCCAATGCCAATAATTTGCGTCCAGAAAAAATACGACTTCTTACAGTTCCAACAGGTATGTTCAGGATTTCACTTATCTCATCATAAGAATACCCACTAGCATAATACATCACACTATCAATACAACGGGATTTTTTAGCACACCGTTGTATTATGGAAACCAAATCATCAAACAGTATTGAATGAGCTGTACAGTTAGAAATGGCACTTCCGTCTACCATATCAAGCCCTGTAAAATGTATAAGGGAATTTCTATTGTATCTTATTATATAAGTATTCCTCATTATAATAAGGCACCACGGTTGAAGCGGTTTAGAACAATCAAATTTATCACGATTCACAAGTAGCTTATAAACTGTATCACCGGCTAAGTCTTCAGCATCTTGCATGGAACAGCAGAATTTTCTTGCCACCTTTAATATCCAAGGATATATTTCTGATAATTCCTTTTCAAAGTCCATTGTCAGCCCTCCTTATTAGGTGTATCTTCGGTTCGCCATTAATGCACCTTTCCACATATTTCCGGTGCATGATACTTTGTTCGTGCATTTCCTTAGCAGAACGCTCGATTGAACTAATAAGAGTGCCTATATCGGGGGGCAATAAGGCAATCATTTTTTTTACCTCGGACACTTCTGCTGTTATCCGATTACACTTCGTCTCTAATGTACGTAATTCTGACAATAAAACATTGTATAAATGCCTATTTATACAATGGATGCTGTTTTTTTTATTCATAAAAAAGTCGTTTGTGATTCTAAAGGAGATGTACAAACGACTGTATGAAATAATTCGCTTTAATTAAAAATTAATCGAATTACAGCATATATGTAATACCAATATTATCATGTGCTTCTTTTTCTGATCGATATTTCAACATCAGCTTGATGAACGATATTCGCATAGACAGCAGCATTAATTACGCGGGAATCAATACTCATTTTAAAGAATGTCATTAGAAAAGCAATCTCAGCATCAAAAGAAGAACGAATTTGTTCAGGAGTAGCCTTACTTCCTTTATGTTCCTCACTGCGTCTTTCCTCATTCCGTTTTTGCTCAAAAATTGCAGAATGAAGTAAATAATCAATCTTCGATATTACTTGTTCATCACTCATATTTCGGGTATCTACATTTAGCTGGTCCAATACCTGACGAACATCATCATAAAAGCCAAGAGAAACAAGAGCCTGACAAATACGAAGACTCAATAGTTTGGCACGTTCTTTCAGCATATCCTCTTTGTCCATTACCATAGCCTTCATATTTGAAGGATTAACAATACTTCTGTATTCAATGAGCAATTTAGATGCTATCTCTTTAAGCGTGCTCTCTGACACAAATTCGCGACCCGAAAGCAAACAAGCATAGTTTCCGCATGAAAGCTCAATGAAATCATTCAATGTTATCTGATTTAATCTTTCAATCATGACTATTTCAGTTTAGATAACTTATACAGTTCAAATTCACGGTTAGAAGCATCCTGACGCTGCATTTTAAGACTCTTCATCAAAAGAAAATTTGTTCTATCAACCCTTTTTTCTAATCGGGAATAATCATTGAAAACAATAGTGTCACCGGAAGAAGATGCAAAATATGTCGGTGAAAATGTAGGAAAGTCCCAATCCGGCATATCAAAATTAGAGATATCTACCTTATCAACATCAGGAAAGACTTGTGCACCTTTAGGAATATCAACTAAAGTTGGAGCATCAGGAGTAATCCATGCTTTTCCGGAATACATGATAACTTCATGTTTACCGGCATCACCAACTAAAGCGGTACCGCCGGGATGCCTATCATTACCTTTAGTACCGTCTGCATAGGAAGGAATAGGAGTTGCAAGAATAGTTGCAACCTGAATTGCTCCCATGGCACCAATAACAATAGATAAAGGAATATTCGGTAAAGCTTCAGTTATTGCCAGTGCAGTGGCTATTCCAGCTTGAGCGACACTAGCCGCCTTTTCCCAAATGGCTTGTTTACGTGCCATTTCTTGTTTTTGTTTTTCAAGTTCGGCATTCTTAGCTTCAGTTCTTTCCTTGGCCGCACGCTTACGAGCTTCTGCTTCCTCTTCAGATATGGCCCCCGATTCTGCTAAGTTCTCTATTCGTTCAATATCCTCATCATACTTTTCCTCATTGGCTTCCCGTTCTTCCTCTATTTTCTGAATCTGTCCATCATAAATAGAAGAGACTAAGTTTCCAATGGTCCCCACAGCTTGAGATGCAGTTTGAAGCCACTTTTTCAAGTTTTTCTGACGCTCTTTCTGAGCTTTCTCATCCGCTTTAGTAACCTTATTGATAGCCTCAATCTCCGCTTCTGCTTCTTTTTGGGCAAGGTCTGCTTTCAATTTAGCAAGTTTCTCCTCTAGTTTCTCCCTTTTATCCGTACTCAAATTGGCAGTAGCAAGTTCGGACTCCAAAGCATCAATAGCTGCTTCAGTAGTTTTACGTGCATAGTTTAATTTTAGCTGATATTCAAGTTCTGCATACTCCTGCTGGGTTATTTCCTTAGAAGCTAACTGTTTTTTAAGAGCAAGCGTATCCATAACATATGCAGCATCCCGGATTTCCTGCTCATGCGCTGCATTCTCTGCAATTAACTGCACCTGATCGGATGCATGTCTTTCGTTAAGTTCTTGTTTCTTTTTTGCATATTTTTCGTCAATGAGAAAAACATCTTCACCTGTTTTCTCCGCTGCATCAATTTCTGCTTCACGTTGCAACTCCAACTGGTGCAATTTCAAATCAAGTTCTTCCTGGGACCCCTTTTTTACAACAGCAAGAGCGTTCTCAACATCCTTTTTCTCACGATCAGAATTATACTTAATAGTAAACTCATCTAACTTCTCCTGCATTTCCTTAGCTAAATTCTGGCGTGTGGCAATTTCCTCTTTGCTATTACCCTTGACGGCAGCAATCTTCTTCGAGTAAGCAACACCAATTTTAGCAAGTTCTTTCTCCAGTCCCTCATCCATAAGAGCTAGTTCTGATTCCTGATAAGTTTCACGAATCTTCAGTTTTTCTTTGGCTGCTTTTTCCTGTTCACGTTTTTCTTTATCAGTCAATTCTTTTGTCGTTTTAGTAGCTTTTTCCGTGGATTCTTGTACGCCTTTTAAAAAATCATCTACAGCCGAATTACGAGCCTCTTTTTTAGATATATTATACTGAAAAATCTGATATTGATTTTGAAATTCAATCATCTTATTCATTGCATCATCAACATCTTTGGTATTTCTAAGACCATTATCACCAAGTCCTAAAAGCTTTTTCCATGAGAACCCTGCTTCTTTTCCATATTTACGACCTTGCTCCAAAGCTTTACTTCTCAAGTCCTCTAATTGCTTTAATTCGGTCTCTGATATTTCGACTTTTTGAGAGGATATTTCTTTCATAGCCTTCAAAGATGCCTGTTCTTGTGTATCACCTGCATCCATAAGTTCCTTCATTCTCTTGTTATAAGTGACTCTTAATTCCAAAAGGTGTGTATCATAAGTATCTTCTCCTTGTTTAACTGATGTATTACTTATACCTGATAACCTGTCATCAATATCTTTAATAGAATCCGCTATTTCTCTAACGCGATTCGCCAACCAATCGATAACCTCTTTCATCCATCCTTTTGAATTTGAAAAAGACAGAGCCAACGCTTCCCAAGCAGATGATAAACCGGCAATAGCTCCTTGAACATTATCGCCCATCGTTTTAGCCATATCATCCAATTCACTCTCAACACCAGTTATTTGTTCTCTAAGCGGCAATATTTTATCAGCAGCGGTAAGAAAAGCATTAAAGGCAGCAACGCTACGTTTATCGGTGAGTTCAAGAGTTGTATTCAAATCAACCCCTTTTTCTTTTAGTGACTTCAATCCGTCTATCAATTCAGGTAATGTCTTTACAGGCTTTCCTAGAGCTTTCGCCAACTTTCCACCGCTATCAGCCAAGTTTAAAAATATATTACGTGTTGCGGTGGCAGCAGAAGATGCGTCAAAACCGGCATCTGCAAGCTTTCCAACCAATGCCAAAGTATCCTCTATGGTAAAATTGAAAGCCTTTGCGACTGGTCCTACTATAGGTAACGCAGTAGCAAGATAAGAAAATGACAATGCGCTTTTTGTCGTGGAAATAGCCATTGCAGATACATATCTATCAGTTTCCTTGGTGTCTGCGTCAAACATCCTCAATGCGGCTCCAGCCAAAGCGGCAGATTCTGGAAGGTCTGCACCGGTAGCTTGGGCGAATTTTAAAATTCCTTCCGTAGATTGAAGAATTTCTTTTCTTGTAAAGCCAAGTTTAGCAAGTTCTATCTGTAAATTAGTAGCTTCGGATGCTGTGTATTTCGTTGCCGCTCCCAATCTTTGAGCGTCAGCTGTCAATTCTTTAATATTTTTAGAGGTCGTACCAAGAATGGCGGACAACTTACTATTTGCAGCTTCAAAATCAATAATTGAATTAACCCCGGATTTAAACAGACTTATCACTTTCTGTATACCTGCTATCACAGCTTGTGCTCCAATCATTCCCTTTATCATGGAACCAACCCCAACCCTTACCTCTGAAAGTCCGGCTCCCATACTCGATTTCAAATAACCACCAGTACTTTTTGCCAAATCACCCATATTTTTAAGAGACACATTTCCTTTCAATATATCAGACGCTGCGGCTTTAATCTCTTCTCTATAAGCTCCGATAGTCATTTTCTGTTGTGAGTACCGGTCAGAGTTACGTTTTATGTAATCGGTATTGATTCCGATTGTAGAATTAAGACGGGCAAGCGTACGAATATAATTCTCATCAGTATCTTTCAGTAAATCAACAGCCTTTTGAAGCTGCTTATTCATTTCCTTTGCCTGGGAACGGCTGTGTACTTCCTGATTAGTTAGTATTATTGCCGACCGGATAATCTTTAAACGTTCTTCTTCAGATAGAACAGCTTTCTTACGAGTAGTATTGCCGGCATTCTGTGCTTTGGTCAGATTAGCTTCCGCCTTAGCTGCTTTCTCCAATGAGACAGCATTATCTTGATTAGCCTTAGTGAGTTTTTTTAATTCAGCAGAAGACAGTTTTTCTACATTTAACTTTTCCTCTATCCTCTTACTAACAGCTTGGGTTATTTCCGACTGTTTCCTAAGAGCCTCTGTTAATTCGTTAGATGCAGAACCTGCAACTTTAACTTGAGTATTATAAATGTTACCTAACTTCTCCAAGTCAGCGATGCCGTCCACATTTATCTTTAGACCTTTTGCAAGCTCAATAGCTGCATTCTTATAAGTCTCCCTTACTTTATCAATAGTATTATCAAGTTCAATCAACTTTTGAATCTCACTATCATCAACGAAATCTTTCAATTTTAAATCCATAATTACAGGTAATGTCTATATTCAACAATCTTTCCTTTTATCTCAACTCCTAGTTTATCAAAAGCATAGGTACCATCTTCTTTCTGATAAACGACATACATGCAACCATCCAAGACAGCTGCTTTCTTTGCAAGATCACTGATACGTTCCAGTTCACTCTGCATCTTTTTTATTTCGCAACTACAAGCCATTTTCTACCGATATCCACATTCTGAAAAGAAACGTTCCATCCAGGGACGGAGATACATAATATTGAAGTACTCTTTAGCTGTATCACCAATGCCTAAAATCTGCTCACCGTATTTCTTCTCAATAGAACTACCGTCCGTAAATCCTTTCGTTGAGAATCGAAGCCCGGAATCAATTCTATCGGCAGTTATGCTATCATAGAAAGTACCAGTAATAAAGAGGTTAGGTACCTCAACCGGACGCGGTGGCAAATAAAGCATCTCACTTCTAAGAGGTGGAGTTATCCTCTCCTTCCATCGTTTATATTGTTCCGCACGGTTCTGCCAGGGACCGGGCTCGTTAAAATAGGTGTCAGTATCATAATCAGGATTCAATAGATGTTCAGTACCGTCCAGACCGGAATATAATTGCTCCAGAATGCAATCAACGAGCACATTCTTATGTTCTTCCATACACCTAATACATTCCTCTTCAAACCCGGATGCAATGGAATGAATAACTCTATGTAATTCATCAAAATCTGCCATACAGTAAAAATATAACGGGCCGGGCTGTAATCACACCCCAGCCCGTCGGTTACTTAGTTATCGCATCGTACACTTCCGAGAGCTTCTTCTTGCGGTCAGCTTCCTTCAGTTCCTGCCACACGACTTTAATGTGTGCATTAATAAACTCTTCCTTCGTCATGCCCTTCACAGCAACCTCGACGAACGTAACATTATCTACCTTCATGACACCTGCTCGATACCTCTGATTCCTTTTTCATACAATACAGAAGGAGCTTTCAACGAAGGAACCGCCCCGGCTTTAGGAACAATGGTAATGATACCATCCGAATATGTAGCAGAAGTTACGTTATTCATAACTTCAGCAGCACCATCAGCAATAAGACTGCCAAATTCTTCTGTACGGTCATAACCACCAACAACTTCAACTATTTTGTAAGTATTTTCGGCCTCCAACTTTTGAAACACAACATCAACCAAGCCTTTAACGAAATTCTTGGGATTGAAGTCTAACTGCACGTAGTCAAAGTGCAATTGGCTGTCTTCCACATCTTCATGTGAAAAACTAACAGTCATCGCAGACTTAGCACTACTGGTCGGGTACTGTGTCACGGTCGGGTAAACAGTAGACATCGGAATACCGGCAAGGATATCAGTGTCATCATTATAACCGATCAACATATTATCCTGATTCCAAAAGTAAACGTCCCATCCTTTATTGGCACATTTCAGAAGCTGGGCATTCAAAACCTCATCAAATTTCTTCAAAGTGAAGGTGTCTGTTTGAGCGCTAAGCCCGTTGTATTCACTTGCACCGTACCCTACAGCATTAACTTGGGGCTCTCCACCATTCTTGGCATACTCCAGGAATGGCAAAATAGGGTAAATACGCCCGGGACGGTCTGCATGGCACAATTCGAGCAACTTCTCACCTGTTATATCAGCAGGGAGTTTGACACCATGTTCTGTCAAGATAGCACCTTTGACTTTTTTCCAGTCAATGCTACAAGCAGAACTACCAGTGTTCATCCGGGAACCCTTACACGTTCTAATCTTTCTCATTTTCTTCTACAATTAAGATTATTAATTTTTATTTCCATCGAGCGTATATTTATGGCATCAATCGGCTCGCTCACAGCCTCACCGGAATCTGTATAGGCTCCGTATCTGCCATATGAATAGTTTTCTGAATAACTATGTTTCACTTTTTCGTCATAGTCGCAGTCGAACCGGGAATCTTCATATAATACTTCCAACAAACGTTTATAGATTGGCCGAAGGATATTTTTAAAAGATGTGATTCTGCGCATCTCATTGCTCCACTCTTTACAAGAAGAACATGCTATAATTAACGAAACCTTTGCTTTTGAAAAATAATCCGCGTCACCTCTATCTTCACTTATTGGAGTGAATAGTGCAACCAATGGAAACTTCCTTTCAGACTGGGCAGAAGACTTACTGTATTCATCTAAAATATCTTTGATATATTGACTGCTACCGAAGATGTAATTCAATCTTGGGGACTTCACTACTTTAGTTCCCCCTTTCCCATTTGGATAGAGGATTTCAAGCCCTTCTGGAAGTTCCTTTACAATCTCCTCAAACAGTTCTGTTATATCTAAATCTATCATAAATTGAAAGCATTAATTGGGGTCAAAAGATTCTTGGTTATTTTCACATCAAAAGGACAATCATTCGACATAGCCCATTCAACAAACTGTTTGTTCTTCTCTACCATGCTATTCCATGTGCTTACTTGTCTCTTCAAAGGAGCTACATATTCATTAGCGCATTTCAAACGGACAAGCCCGGTTATTGTAGCCTGTGTGTTTGCGTCACGAAGAATATGATAAAAGACATAGTCAGCGAACGGTTCACACAACTTCTCGCACAATATTGCATATCCGGACTGGGGTTCTTCTTTCTCTTCTGAAATATCAACTTCATTTGAAGAATCTTCCTTTTCCCGTTCAATAAGCTCCAAATAATCTGTGATAGCTTGGGAAAGAGTCACACCAACAACATTCCGGAGAAATTCGGGCTGAAATGCCTTAATATACCCATTTATCACCTCATTCACAGCAAGAGATTGAGGCGAAGGCATTTCAGCGACCGAAACATTCTCAATATGCCTGGGACCTGACGTAAAATATGAAACATCAATCAACATAGCGATAGTTATTTAGAAGTCTTGCCTTTCCCGGTTTTCTTTTCATCTTCCACGGAAACGGCTTTATCATCTGTAACAGTTACCTCCTTGGCATCTTCCTCTTGCAAATCTTTTGAATCGGCAACCGGAAGATTCTTTTCATCAGAAGGCACCTGTACTTCAAGTTCTGCAATGCGAGCTTTCATTGTTTCACGCTCTTCTGTCAGTTCAACAATTGTCTTATCTTTCTCTGCAATGGATGCAGTAAGCCTGCCAATCTCTTCATTTTTCTCTGCAAGCATACATTCCAATGTCTTTCGGGCATCTTCTTCTGTAACAAGACCACATTCGGAAATAGGGATGAGTTGAATCATCCCTCTATTAATCCGAATGCGTTGCTCTTTAAGCACATTGGTTACATCCTTATCGTTACCTCTAAGTATGTAATCCATAATCCTACGCTTTAGTTATTGCAGTCTTCAATGCGGCCAAATCCCCATAAGCGAAAGCCCATGGCATATAAATCGGGAAGATAACTTCTTCTTGTGCCATCAGCACAACCTCGTTGCAAAGCTTGGTCTCCACATCTTCAGCCCATTCAAGTGTCAAAGTGGTATAATCAACCAAATTTGCGGCTTGGTTGAAGTCACCCAAAAGATACTTACCGGGAAGAATACCACCGTACTCGATAATCGGGCGACCGGCAATATATTTCACCCCATCAACCATTTTAACGATACCAAGATTACGTCCTGTCGTATCTTTCTCTGATTCCATACCGTTAACAGTCATTGGATTAAGAATAATAGCATTCGGGAAATACTGGGCATATGTCATTGCGGCGAAAGCTGTTTTCACTACATCTTCAGAGTTGGGTTCCTCAATGTTCTTAAAACCAGCTTCATGAACACTGAATGTCATTTTATCCGTAGCCGTTTCAGCACCGGAGAATGCGACGCCAGGAATAAGGATACGACCATCTTCCATTTTCACAAGAGCGTGTGTTTTGTTCAGTTCTGTAAGAACAGCGGCACCAGCGAACGTGATGCTCATTCCATCAAGAATCAAATCCTGTGGTTCTGCAAACTCTACAATCACATCCTTATCACCGTTATATCCGGTAATAGCTTTTACAGCACCGGCGGCACCTGTAACAATGGCTGTACTGATAATCTTCTCTACAGAAGTCACCCCAGTATTATTAATAATACCAAGCAAATTCTCACCATTACCGTCACCAAACAAGATGTTCCAGTCTTCTGCCATCCAAACAGCTTCAGGAAGCATGTTCAAGATGTAGGAACGAATGTACACTCTTGATTTCAACATACGTTTTGAGATACGGATATGAGTACCAAGGCGCTTAGTTCCTGTCTGTATCTCTTTTACCTTGATACTTGATTCCGGTAAACGACCGTTCTCTGTTACAAAACGGGCATTGCGGTTGAAAGCATATACTTGCGCGTAGGCGAGTTGAGGATATGCAGGATCAGCAGTCAACGTCGTTAATACATCACGCATATGCAGCTTTTTGTTGGCAACCTGAGTCACAACACGTTTCTGTTGTTGAGTAATCAACAAATCACCGGTGTAATTGTCAGTCATGGAAACGACATCTTTCAAGGAGAAGCCGTCAAATTCTCCTGATTTGCGTGTTTTTCCTTCTGCAAAATCTCTGAATTTTTCAGAATCAAGCATCTCGTTCAATTTCTCGTCGAACTTATTGATAGTATCCATAGATAAGCCTTTTTGCTTCATCTTCTCAATACTTTCGCCAAGAGTCTTAACTTGGTCAACAAGTGCTTCATTGTCTTTAATCAGTTGAGCAAACTTCTCGCTGTCATAAGACTTCAATAAGTTATTAATATCTCCAAACTGTTTAGTTACATCATCAGGCGTAGCAACTCCTTCCAGTGATTTGTTTACGACTTCACACATCATGCCGACGATGTTTTCCATAAACGCCTTCTGTTCTGCCGGCAAGCCGTCCGTTTTCAGATTAAAATCTGATACTGTAAATTTTCTAATTGGCATAAAATTTAAATTTTAAGTTATTTATTCTCGAAACAGCTATTCAAACTTTTGAAATCGAATAAAGTGCCATTATCAGCGGCTTTAGACGTTACTTCATCGTTCCCATTTTCCCCGTCATTCTTTTCTTGAGTGTCAACAGACGGCTCATTTTTTCCGGTGGTATCTTCAGAAGTGTTTTGCAGAATAGCATTCGAACGATATACTTTTCCCCAACAGTGGGGACATCTTACATAATTCATAAGGTCTTGCAGACCCTTTTGAGTAAATTCTTTCTTTTCTGATTTGACAGAATCAATAAGAGAAATTACTTGGGTTCTAATCTCCGGAGTGAGCTTCTCCATTTCTTCCCTTACAATGTCCTGTGTTATCCATCTCTGATAATCAGCAGCATAATCCAGTACCTGTTGGGCAAAGGTATGCTCTGTTTCTGCATCATAATCAAATTGATGACCACAATGAGGACATGAGACAACGGCACCACCGTTGAGGCTCTTCAGTAACAAACTTAATTCCATATCGTATCCTTTTAAACGTTCATCACTATATCCATGCTGCAAGAACGCTTTCCGAACGAAATCAACAGCCTCCTTTACCTGGTCGGCAGTAGCAGACTTGATATTCACAAGGAAAGTCTGTGGATTACTCCCCCAACTTGTCAATGTTGAATATTCCATCATACGCCATTCAAGCACTTTACAGGGATCAACAGAATCTCTTTTAATGGCCTTGACCCCAATAGAATGTTCAAGTGTTCTGCCATTCTCTGCAAACAGTTTATAATCAGCTAACGTATCACGGCCAATCTGTTTTTCAAGATTTAACTGACCGACCATGACCAAATTACCTTCTGTTTCCTTACCACTCAACGGAACACCTAACAACTGGTCTGTACGATGATTCAGGAACCAACGCATCCGACCAATATTTTCTTTCAATGTCTTATTGAATGAGCCGGGCATAGATATGTCATTTTGTGAGTCCTTCACACCGATACCATTCACCGCAACGGTAACGATACCCTTCTCATCAACATCATTTGCCTTTGTCTTGTACTGAAGGCTTTTGATTTTCTCTTCCATCTTTTTCATCTCCACTTTTAGTGTTAAAAACTCGATTTACTTTATCCAGTTCCTCATCTGACATATCAAATTTCAATTTGTCAAACAAGGGATTTTCTATCATACTTTCACCTATTTGGGCACGCCAGTCATTGAGCGTTATAAGCCCACATGAGAATTGTTCACGACAACGTTTATTTATATTTGTCTTTACGTCCTCGGATTCTTTCAATCCTTCCTGCAAACAATCAACATCAGAGAAATCACAATCCAAATAATATCCCCCTCCTTCAAGACCAAGGAAAGCTGTAAAATCCTTGCAGAATTGTTTGGCCATAGGAATAACAGTTGAACAATATACGCTCTTTTCAGCAGTAGCCTGATTGCTAAATGTGGACTGGTCTTTTCGCGGAACAAGAACGGCAGGGATGCCGTATGCCCCTGCAATATTTATTGCATCAGCCAAAGTCTCTTCAAACGGCTGTAACTCTGCAATAGAAAGATTAGTACGAACAAAGTCAATATCTGCATCTGAAATACCATAAGGTACTTGGCCCTTCCTTACACCATACTTCTCAAAATTTTGCTTCAAAAGCTGTTCCTTTTCATCGTCAGTTAACGCTATTGAACCGGTAGCATCAGTTTTCTTACTTACAATAAAGCCCAATCCACCCCGCTTTACATAAATCACATTTCTAGCTTCATATACAGCTATTAGATTTGACATTGGCTTATTTTGGGAAGCAAGACGACTTTTGGACTTCAAGAACATAGCCCCTGAATAGAACTCTGCACTTCCGTCTCTATCATGCCATATTTGGTATGGAGGAATTTCCAAACTACCATTCCAACCATACTCCAAACGATAGCTACGAATAATATCTTCTGTTTGGGCAATACCAAACAATGGCATATTCCCATAAACAGGTTCTACAATAGTCTTATCAGAAGGTAGCACCCAATAATTATCGCAATATCTCCATTTTTCAGCTGTAGAAAAGACATCAGGCATAGCGGCACGAATAAAGCTATTCCCTGTACACAATTTATAAATATGGTGCTGATAAATCAATTCTTTCCAACGCATCAAACAATTAGGACGACTAAGTATTCCATTCATTCGTTTATTCGCCCATACTATACTGTCATCCTTAGTTTTCTTCAATTGAAAATTAGCACCTGCAATTCGCGATGCAATATAATCGATCGGGAAAAAGACTTCAGGTATCGTACTGAATAGTGTTAGATAGTTACTACCCGCTACAATAGGACTAGTAAGGTCCTCAATGTATGCAACTGACCATTTTTCAGCCTTGCCACTTTGAGTATCTATATCCTTATTTTCAGATGAAGTAACTATTTCAACTTCACCTTTAGTCTTAGATTTCTTTCCAAATAGATTATCAAAAAAAATATTCATTGGGTTCCTTTTTGAGCAAAACTAAGTAAAAAGGAAAACCGTTTTCCAAAACTCTAAAATCTTGAAATTACGAGAGCATAGTAATTTTAGTATAACACATTTATTTTCAAATACATAAAGCACAAATCAATTCAAACCTAATTTTACAACGAACTGTACTAGCCCACTCAAAACAGCACTGGCCTCTTTGGTTTCACTATCTTTATTATAGTCCATCAGGTTATTCATGAAGGCAACATATTCCGTATCAGATTCTACTTTTGATGCAGAAAAAAGAATACTATTTTTCACGTAATCAGATGTTGCAGCAATACGCTTGTCTACATCTGGAAACTCTTTCATTACACGAATCTCCTTGTTTGTACTAGAACGGAGTTCACGAATAAAAGGAAAATAAGCATCCGTACATTCAATTACACATGAATCAGATTCATGGGACAAAATAGAAGAACGTATATCTTCTGTTGAAGTAGTATCCATAAATACGACATCAACAACATGCCATTTATTTCCACATCTAAACGCTTGTATAAGGACAAATTTCCCATTAACATTCGGCATCACATATAGAATCTTCTTAGTGTATTTACATTCGGTATCTGGATTGAAGAAATTAATAGTGCCATTACAAGCATACAAGTTCCTTTTTCGCCGGTTACTAAACTCTATATACTGCTCACTACACAAATCCACAACAACATAGCGAAACGTATCGGATAAATGACCATGTTCCTCATATGTCTGCATGGTAGTTTTATTCTTGACCTTGGTTTTAAGAATGGCACCGTTAGCATCTTTCTGTACGCTCATGTAGTCTTCGATAGATACCGAACATGATTCGTCAATGTATATCTCTATGCCGGGAACAGTACAATCAAAGATAGCATTGATAAACTCACCGGTCATTGCGACACTCGGATTCTTGTTACCTACCTTATCTTCAATCTCGAACCCTTCTTTTTGTAATGTGTCTATGAATAAGTCCATCCAAGAGCGTTTTTCATCATCAATGCTGTTGGCCACCTTTGTTGAGGCATCACCATGTACATATAACCTATCAGAATATTGGATAGATTTCAGATACTTTGCAACAAGCTTGGAAGCTTTCTTAACTGTATTGTTCGGGCTTTCGGCACACGTTTCATGGAATTGCCAAACCTTGGTACCAGTTGTGAAATCGACCTGCCAATATGATACACTGATATATGGAAGCACGTTGTTATCGACAGAGATATGAATAGGCAAGTCCGGAACATACTTATGTTCACCGGAATGTTTGCCACGGTTGAAGGAACCGAAGAACTCGCTACCGGTACGAATGACACCCCATTCTCCCAATGCGTACACATTATAATAATCCGGGTCGTGAACTCTATCATATTCAAAGTCGGCAACACATTGCTCATCATAAAAACCGTATGTGCCATCAGGACTACCGACCACCCAAAAATTATTCAAATAGGTAGATTGGATAATAACTGTATTAGGTGCCTGTTCCTCGATTTGCTTAGTACGAAGATTAAGTATTTGCCTGGGTGCATTCTTCTTTACGGATTTGACCTTGGTAAGTTCTTTCGGCAACTCTTTGCCGGCAATGGTAACCGTCATCGGTACATCATGCCATTTATCTTTATCAATAAACTCTTTCTTTATCCAATGGCTTTCACTAATCGGGTTGAAGGTACAAATAATCTGCTGCCCTTTCTTACCACGCAAACGCTTACGTAGCTGCTTGAAATCCGGATGCTCGAACTCTGACCATTCCTCTAACTGAACTCGCTTATAGTTAGAGATACCTTTTATCTTCTCCGGATCGTCAAGACCGGAGAAATCTATCTTCGCACCATTTACTAGACATTTAATAGTATTTTGTTGGAATTTGAACAAATGGGATATGCCAAGACCGATCGCAGCGACCTTATAATCTTCATAAATGGTTTTGAGAATAGAAGCTCCTACCTTACGCATAACAAGAGTGTTCTCACCGTCCTGTAATGTCTGTATCAGTATGGTTTGTGCCACACTGTACGATTTACCGGAAGATGAACCTCCATAGAGAATGATAAAACGGATAGTCTCATCATTCAAATACTTCAATAGATAGAATCCGTTAGGATTTAGCTTCTTATAATTTATAACCATATTGTTCTAAAAGTAAGGTTATTCCGTAGGGAAAACACCGATATTTACACCTCAAATTGTTCTATTCGTCCGATTTATCATTATCTTCAAATCCGATACGAAGTTCACCGACTTTATTTCCGTCTCCACCTTTGATGTTGACATTCTTATCGGCTTCCCATCCATTCCAAGCACCAAGAATCCGGGCGGCTTCTGTCTTGCCGTTGAACTCATAATTAACCACTCCTCTATTATTCTGAATCTTCTTCAACGCATTACGGGCACGCTTTGGTAGTTGAGACGGACTTCTCATCTTTGTTTTCCCGGTAACAGGGTCTACATAATGTAAATCATCGGGATCAGCGAGTACAATATCCATTAATACCTTCTCGACCGTTTTCCTCTCTACTTCAGACTCTTTCGCCCTCTGTTGCTTAATCTCATTTATCCTTGTACTAACCTTGCTATTTGCTAATAGTCTACTGGCAGCACTCCAAATTGTCTCAGGCTTCATGTTGGAAGTATTATAAGACATTCTATATGCTTCACTTGCATTACCTTCTGTATCAACGTAATATTTACAGAATTTCTCTTGCTTAAATGTTAATGGTTCCTCTCGCTTTCCCATATCAATTATTGTTTATTCCTATGAGAAAAAGAAGCTGCTCTCTATCTTTTAAAAGCTCATAGGTGGCAAGTAATGTACTGCCGGTTGTTAATATGTCATCGTACACTATTATCTTTTTTTCCCTTATCGGACGAAGAAGAAAGAATTCCGGATTCAATCTATCTTTAGTCAGGCATTGAATTGCATTCTCATAGAATGGTATTTTCACCGCCCCAGCTATTTTCGTGCAGATAGAGGTTGCAAAATGAAAGCCCTCGTAGTGTCTCCGTCGCGGTGTGGTGACTATACACCATCCTTCACATCCCCCTACAATGAAGCGGTGGAGAAACTCACACGCTCTCTCTGCAAAGAATGATGCAAGTTCCTCCGACTGTTTAATTTCTGAAAAGCTGGTACCAGTCTTGGAACGGGTGAACTGGGAGATGTAATAGATATCACCCTTTTTATGAAGTGATACCTTTTCTTTCAGATCACATAACCGTTCCTGATGAGACCAGCTCTTACATTTCACCGCTTCCGGCTTATCCCAGTCATCAATACGATATATCTTTCCCTTTCCTTTCATCAAAGATCTTCTTTACTCCGTCCTCGACAGATGTGTAAGACAAAGGTACTAAATAGATATCCCGGTTCACCGACTGCTCCAAATTGTCAAAATCCCGTTTTTCATTAATCAGCTCTATTTCAAGCGGTTTGTAGTATTTTACTAAAGAAGCAAAATACATAGTAGTCACAGGCTGGACGTTACAAATATTAATAAGTTGCCGGTTACAGCCCACCGCATAGATAAGTCCCTCGACAATATCATCTATGTAAGTGAAGCACCGGATATTCTGACCGCAGTTGTATAATGACACCCTTTCCTTATTAAGCAGGAACCAGAGAAGAGTTCTTTCGCGTGGGTTTGGTGAATATACATTATGCAGCCGGCACCCGGTCGCAGCCTTACAATAGATAGATGCATACTGTTCATCGAAATACTTGCTTATTCCATACATGGAAGTGGTATTCTCCGGATTCGCCGTTGACGAACTGGCGTATACTAACTTCACATGATACTGGTTACATGCATCAGCTACTCGCATGAAAGTATCAATGTTATCCTTCCTGATTTGTTCCAGGTTTCCATTAAACACACTAGTTTGCGCCGCTAAATGAAACACACAATCAATACCCCCATTTTTCAGGAGCTCACATACTTTTGTGGCTTCAATACCAGACTTTCGATCAAGTCCTATGACTTCGACATCCCTTTTAGCTAATTCTCGGCAAAGGGCTTTACCAATAAATCCCTCACTGCCGGTTACAATCATTTTTCTCATCATCACAAAAACTAAAGGTGCATCTTGTTTAAAGACACACCTAGGTTCAACATAAAATCCTAAAGATTAAATCTTATTTTTGAAAATACTCCCTACACTTAAAACCCTTTCTAGGAGTAAAGTCTTTAAATTCACAGCTTCTAAACACCCACTTCTTATCAGCCCATCCGGCTAAATCCTTTTGCCATTGAGGAATAATTTGACGTGGATTATTCAAATCCCTATAAGGCTGGCAATGCGGTAAGAACCGACCGCCTTTCACTCTCCAATGATTTACTCGGGTAAATGCTTCCTTGAAGTCATTCAATAAAATACAGTAGAAGAAGTATTCACCCTTATAGCCATATTTATCAATCAACGCTGTAGCACGCTCACACTCTGCAATTTGCCCCGGTGTATCGCACCCAAACCGAATACGTTTTATCCATTTGACTTTTGCCAACAATTTTGCAACATCCTCTGTTACTAACCGAGCGTCTAACCCCTGATTGAAATCAACTCGTACGCCCATGGAGACAATCTTTTCAATCTGCTGCAAACCGTAGTTGGATGCAAGTATATTGTTATCCATGAGAATCACATTTTTTCGCCCAGCAGATACATCCGCAATATCCATGTAAGTAGTGATGTTTCCTTCTTTGGCAGGTACAACACACCATTTACAACGATTAGGACAGCCCCTTGTCAAAAAGCCATAAGCCAAATTCTTATCAACATTATACAGATCGTAATCAGGAATCATTCTATCAATCTCTGGCAAAAGAACCTTTTTTATGTCATACCCAGTACCGCCTTTCTCAACTTGATCGGCATTGATGTAATAGCCGTAATCCGGCGTAAAGCTAAATACTTTTGCAATGTAAACCTTATCATAAGAACAAAGGGGATTATACCATTCTACATTGTCGCCACGTGCTTTATGATAGCTGCTTATCTTCATAAGCGCGAGATTAGGATAATTACTGTCAACTGCTAATATTCCGATGTTCATTACTACTTTGTTATACTCCAATTATCTCATCATTGATACGAAATATGCTATCACTCACAAAATCGTATATCTTATACATAAGTTCCGGTTCCTGTTCCTTTGGGGAATAGACCATTACTCTTTTGCCTGCACCTTTCATCCATCCTGCTTCTGTGTTAGCAGACCGACCACAAGGAAGAACCATAACACAGACATCCGCCCACTTCATGCCGTTAAAATCTGAATCAAATCCTTTTTGTGCAATCGGGTGATTAAGAGCTTCACGATATTGCTCTGTTGTCCAGTTTTGCCAGTTAGGGTCTATATCAGACCATTGGAAGCCACCATTACCATGAGGAGGATTCTTAAAATCGTAAACCTCATGTCCTAAATCACGGAGAATACCTACAACGTCCTGTTGAAATACATTTCTCCAACTACTTGCTACATAAATTTTTGCCATAATTATCTTTTTTATTTGATTATAATTATATTTGTCAATGCAATATTGCATAATAACCTAATATTTAATTCTATGTATTCTTACACTATTTCGTTTACAGCAGGAGGCAGAAGCTACTCGTTTACTACTAATATTAGTTATCCTCATAATTTCCATGATAGAGGATTAGTAAAAACAGCCGTTATGTCAGCCATTGGAGCATATAAAAGAGCAAATGGTATTGAGGCTGCAACAGTAGAAAGTTCTGTAAGTTACTAACTGTAATTCATTAGGGAGCTAATATTTAATTAGCTCCTTTATTTTTAGATTTGAATCACTTTTTTATTACAACTGCCATAGTGCTAACAGTCGTTCCACTTTCCTTGAATTCACCTGCTCCGATTTCAAAAACTTCTCCATGAACCTCTTCCAACCATTCCCGGAAGTCAACACATTTCTTTTCAGATGCGAATTTCCAATGCTGGCTGGTAATAGCAGCAAGAGTTCCACCTTCTTCCAAGCGTTCATACATAAGTCTTACATGGTCAATATCCTGATTACCGGAAAATGGAGGATTAGCAATAATCTTAGTGTAATGCCCTACACTGTCTTTCGTAAAATCTTCATCAAGCAATATTATGTTATCAAGTGTATGAAGGAACTCCCTGTTTTCCGGCATCAGTTCATAGCATTCAACTGTTACTGACGGGCACGACCGATGAATCGCTTTTATCAGAGCACCACGTCCGGCACTTGGTTCAAGTACGGTATCTGTTTCGTGAATTCCACCGGCAAGCATTACCAGCCAGTCTGCAATATCAGCAGGTGTTTCAAAGAACTGAAAATCTTTTTGCAAATCGCATCGCTTACCTTCTTTCAAGATGGAGAACACACGTTCCGGATTAAAAGGAAATGTGAATCCCTGTATCTTACCTCCCTGCCATGAGCCGCCAGCTTCTTCTATCCATTTCTTTGCTTCAGCATAGGATTTCTTATTGAATTGTACTTTCGGAAGTTTAAGAACACTATCCTCAAGAGTACAATGCTTCAGTATCTCTTCCACATTCCATTTCTTACCTTCATCAGCCTGGCTCTTCCTTTCATCAACCGGAGCGTCCGGCGCTAACAGTGAGGATATTTTCGTAATAACCATATTACTCGCATCCATAAAAGTATTAACACAGGAAAGCGCTTCCATAAGAAATTCAGTATCAACATATCCGGCAGCGTCATAAACATCTATGCCTTCAGTCATATCCGACAATTCATTGAGCTGGGCTACACTACCACGTAACGTTTTTATTAAAGTCTCTTTGTTGTTCATCATAACTTTTTTGTAAATAAATTCTTGTTGTATCTACACTACCATGACCAAGAAGGTCTGCTAATTGAATTACATCTTTGGTTTTCTTCAGGAACATTTTAGCAAAGAAGTGCCGGAAGGCGTGAGCGTGCATTTTTTTCGAATCGATACCACAATGTTTACCCCATACTTTCAGATGCTGTGAAAGACCTCTTTGAGTCAACGGCCCGAATCTCCCAACAGCAAGAGTACCGGACTTGCCTGTCTCCTTTATATAGTCCTTCACTTCCCTCTGCAATTGCTTTTGGAAAAAGAAACGCCGATACTTGTTCCCTTTCCCTTTCAAAACAACTTCGCCGGCCGCTATATCCTCCCACGTAAATTGCTGAAACTCCGAGAGCCGAGCTCCTGTAGTACCCAATACCTTAATGAAGAAATAGTAATCCTTGTTGAGTTTTGTTTTCAGATACTCCAGTAACCTATTATATTCCTCTTCTGTCGGCACATTGTTTACATCCAACTTGCGTTTCATTCTAGGTCGTTTCAGTTCAATAGGTTTCTTCACCCATTTGGAGAACTTCTCAATGGCTGTAATACGTAATCGAATGGTAGCTGGAGAAAGTTTTTCCTCTTCAAGGCTTTTTATAAATCGTCTGCAATTGTCCATATTCAGTTCATTAGCGTATTCGAAGTACTGCTTAAGAGAAGTGTGATAGATATCAACTGTATGTAATGAATAATCATTATTATCAGTCAACCATATTATAAAATCATTAAGCAGTTTCTTATTCTTCTCTGAAATAACCTCAAGTTTCTCCAAAGGCTTTACAGCCTTTTCCCGTCGGCCATATCCGATTTTAAGATAAGACAATAAATCACAAACAGCCGCGCACATAAATGAATGGCGCACCATAACATCTGCATTTTTATGTTTATATTTCAAATAACCGCGACGATTGATTTCTTCGGAATTTTCAAGAAAATCAGTCACATATTTGATGTATTTCCCGATGCTGTCATAGCTCCTACCCGTCGTATACAGGTAGGATATGTAATCTACCAATATTTGTTTTCGTTTATCATCCATTTTGAATTCAATTATATTTTTACTATATTCTCCCAAAAAGCAGCACCTTCAGGAGTATCATAGAAAGGGAATGAAATAGTTAGAAACCGATGAAAGCAGCAATCAACATCTAACAAATTGTTCACCCGCTCTTCATTTGTCATTGAGAAATCAGGACACTCAATATTAAATGCCTCATTTGCTCTTTCTGTATTATATTTCCATTGATTAAAAACACCTAGTCTTTCTAATTTTTCTATTTTCTCATTCCTCTTCATATTGATTGACTTTTAATGCTTTACATCTATAAAGGTAATCGTTATTGACAAGTTTAGCAAACAGAATCTTCGCCATTTTAACGCCATTTTACCCGGTCTTTTTCTTCAACAAATCAAATATTATCCTCTCACCCTCTTTTAAACCATCAAGATAGCCTTTTGCATGTTCACCGGCATTATACACTATAAAAGAGAGGATCAACAAAAACAGTCCGAGCGAACGATGCCAGTATGGAAGTTGGACTGTGAACGGCTTGATTGTTATAGAAAAGTGTCCTACATATAGCAGGAACACAAACAAAATCACACATGAAATAATTGTTGTTTTCATATTAATCTGTAAATAAATTAAGTTGAGTTGTAAACTCGGGTTTATAAATTCTAAATTTACGGTTAAAGAAAGTCTCAAAGGCTGTTACAATTTCAGAGATGGTATTATCAGCAATTCCTAATAATTTATCATCGGCAACTATAAGAGATAAAGCCTTGTCAAGAGTCATTTTCTTCTCAATAAACAGGGAATACACCAAATATCTACGGGTATATTCCCCAGCCTTGAGTGACTCAACTTCTTCAGGAGTGGCCTTTCTCTTGTACAATACTTTATACCAATGTGTTTCAGCAGTACGAGCACGCTTTTGTCTCGGTAACAAGTCATAAAACACGGCAATTTCATTCTTTTGGATACACTTATGTTTTTTACGAACACCATACATCACATAAGGAGTGTTCCAATCAGGATGAGTCTTTCGATATTCAAGCTCCAGCTCTCGATCAATAAGATCTTGCTCAAAGTCTTGTTTCATTAACCATTCCTCGAACCAGGCAGCAAGTGCTTCTTCTCGATCATAATAATCTTTTCCATTAACGAATATAGGTATGCCGCTCATTACTGTTTGTTTTTAGAGTTTCTTTCACTGTTCACCTTAGACATACACATACGGCACCATGATGATAGACACTGATATTTCTTTCCATGCGAAGTTATCGTATTTGTGTAAAACCGATTGAGATAGAAATAGTGCCCGCAATGAGTACATTTTTTCATCTCTCTGCCATTCGCATCAAACTTTCTATTTCGAGGTTTACGACGAATAAGAGTACATCCCTTACAATAATTATCTTCACCACGGTATCGCCGACAATGAGAGAGGGATTTCACACCACATTTCGCAAAAGCCTTGCAGTCAACACGTACAGATGAATGTGCACTCATAACCTTCTCTCCTTAACAAACTTAGTTAGTACACGGGAAATAACTTCTGTATTCTCAAGCATAAGCCATTCCTTTGCTACATTCCAAGCAATGCTCATAAATGGATTGAAGTTATCTTTCTTAACCGTATGGTGAGATAAACGCCCCTCTGTGGGCTTCAAACCTTTGTCATGCAGAATACAAAGACCATTCTCGAAGAAAGCACAATACTCTTTGCCTACAACGGGCTGAATCATAGGTATAATCGAAGTGGTAACACCTAATAACATTCCGGCAGCCCATTGAGTTAAAGCTAATCTATCAGAATATCCGGCATCAATAATCTTCTCAATATCATCCGGGGTTCCTAAACATGGTGTATTACATTGCTGTTTACAAATACTACATGAACATTGTACAGGCACACGACCTGAAGCCCTCATTACCCTTTGTAATGAGGTTTCTTTTGATAATTCTCTCATAGTAAATTATTTGAGATACTACAGATTATTAAACATCGCCCCACAGCTTTACTGCAAGGTCATAATTCTTTTGAGCTTCGTTTACATCTTTCTTAGCATAAGTTAAAGTGTAAGAGTGCATACGTGGATACTTCCCAGATTTGACACCTGCATGATACTCCTTTGCGACTTCTAATTTATGCTCATAGAAATCTATGCTTTCAGGCATTGACAAATTTATGGTATTAGCTCTCTTATCCCAATATTCTGCTTTACTTTCGTGTTCTGCTGCTTTTTCGTCAAACTGAACACTTTTACCCATATTGTTCCAAGCATCGTCTATCGCTTTTCTATGTCGCTTTTCGCTATGATGTCCTACTTTTATAGGTTCACCAAGGGAAAGAAAATCTTTATCTTTGTTGGACTTATTATAGTATTCATTACTTCTCTGTACAGCAGATGCAGCCCATTTCCTACGACGTTCCGCTCGTCGCTTCGCCCATTCTTGAGCATTAAAGCCGTCAGCTCTAACAATGGAGTAATAGTAAAATCCATCTTTCTCGAAGATTAGATTAAATACTATACTTTCGTTCTCCTTACCGTACTTGGTGGTAACCTCAATAGTTTCACCTTTTTCATGCTTCTCATCACACTTTGCCAAAAATACATTTGGCGCAAATTTGTAATACGTGTTCATTTTCTTAATTAAATTGGTTTGACTTATATGAAAAATGAGAAACCACAGCTACTTAGCCGTGGTTTCATCATTAAATAACTTTGGTTGACTGGGTTGAACCAAATCATCGAATAAACCAGGAACACGAGGTTGTAACGCCTTGTATTCTTCCCGAAAGAATTCTTCTTTGGTTCTCCCATTTTTTTTACCCTTTCGTGTATGTACATCGAAAGTATAGTCTGGAATAGGAATAGGATAACGCCTGACATCATTTATCCACTTTTCTATATCAATATCCTTTCTATCATAAATGAAGTTTTGCAAATGATCCGCATCACGATTCTTTCTACATTCACAAAGGAGAATAACAGCTTTACTGACAAATATCCTCCCTTTGGGTTCAGTAGCAGTCTTGTTTACCAGCTCATGCCCCTGCCACAATGCTTCTATCTCTTTAGTAATGATTCCATAGCAATCTTCAGCACTAATGGTAAACAGACGCTTCCACACATAGTCGCGGTACCCACTCGCCCAAAGTTCCAATGCAAAAAAGCCGGCTACCCCGGTGTCGGCTCGCCTAATGGCTTTCTGCATTGCAGAACTCACCTCAAAGAAATCATATCCGCAAACTGTTCTTATAATCATAATTCTAATTTAATGGTTTGACTTTTAATTGATTACATCAGTAAAGTTAGCTAAAAAAGACGAATATGGCAAACAGAATGGGCACCATTTAAACGCCTTTTTTACAGACTATTAGAATTTGAATTTGCACGATATATTATACTGAACAAGCTGCTTTGTTTTGTCTTTCCCATTAGTGGTTGCACTCTTTAGTAAAATACTATCACCAAAATTCTTTTTGATAAAGAGGATAGATTTACGTTCCTCTTCCTGATTCCTTATAGAAGCAAGCCCGCCAGCATTTACAAAAGTGTTCTTTTGCTCAAAATTATACCGCAAATCGGTTAAAACCTTACGCTCTTTGTACTTCATGTAACAAGAAATCCAAAAATCTTCCTTCAAACGTATTTCCTCATTCCACCAAGTGTTTTTGTTATAGATTACTCCATAACTGCAACCGGTTATCATTTTCGAAAGAGAAAGAAAAGCGGATTCATCATACATTACCGGCGATATCCGAGCGGTGAAGCCAAACAGATGTACATCCATCATACTGGCCATCTCAAATAATGACTGAATGATATTAGTTATCTTATCTTTATCCTTTATCCGGCTAGGTTCTCCTTTTTCCACATAAATAGGTTTGCAGGCATGGACATCATCATCAAGCATGAAAAGTTCTCCAAAATGCTTTGCCATCCAATTACGTTTCGGGATGAGGCCCATAACGTCGTCAGGATGAGTAACAATTTCACATTCCGGGTTAAATTGCTGATATAAGTCAGCTTGACTTTCAGCAACGCAAATGATAGGATCGTTCACCAACTTTTTAGCGAACACCCGGTCATGGCGTTTATGACTTGGTATTACTATCTTGCAGGGCATGGCGAACGTCTTTTATATCAATTACATTGGATTTACTTATTTTCCCGGTTTTGTACGACTTCATGTGCTGCATGTCCAGCCTTTCACGAAGCCAGTTGCTATCTACCTCATTACTTGAGGTGATGATAAACAACTCATGTTTTTCGTCATACTTTGGAATGAGAGGATAAATGGCTGTATCATCCGTGATGGCATCGAAGCGCTCTTTAAATTCATCCTCTTTCTTCTCCGGGGCAAATTCGATGCCCCAGTCTTGGAGTTCCGCCTTATTCCACTCGTTTTCCATAACGTCCAAATCATTCTCACCAAAATTGACATTATCTTTAGTGGCATATTCCCTCAACTTTTTAACGGGGGTATCAGGTGCCAGAATTTTACAAGGCAGTTCTTTATAACCTAACTCCTTGCAAGCTCGCAAACGTAAATTACCACAAACAACAATATATCTGCCATCATTGTAGGGAAAAACTATAAGTTCTCGAAGCTCAAGCATCTCTGGCGAATCCTGAATGCTTTTCTTCATCGCTTCAAAGCGGTAATCACGAAAAAACCGTGGATTTTTCGGCAATCCCGTGAGCTGCCCCTTATTAAAATCAAGTAGGCAGACTTGAATAATCTCTGTCATAACTAACTATATTAAAATCAACAACACAAAATCAACAACACAAACAGTCAGTAACAACACCTAATCATTTTTTCTATCATCGAACTCTATCTTATCTTTGATAAGCTGTTCAATGTCCTCACAACCAAATCTTTTTAAATAGGCAACAAGGTAAATTATCATCTCGGCTGCCAATTCTTCATCTTCCGAATATTTAGGAAGATTATCACTCCTATATTTAGAAGCAATATCGAATTTTCTCCAAACGGCTTCAATTCTTATACTAAACGCTTTTCTTGAGCTATGCTCATTCATCTTAAAGCGCTTCCTCATGATATTCAAGCATCTCTGGGCAAACCTATTCAATGTTATCATATCGATCGGGTTAAATTGTTAGACTATGAATAATCTCACACGATTCTATTAGGTTGGTCTCTGATGCGAAACCAATGAACATATTCTTTATCTATCAGCATACTATTATTTATTTTGAGGGGTCTGTTGTATCTAAATATTTCCTGTACTCTAATTCTGTCTTAGCAAGATTGATTACGGTATTAACCCCTTGGAAAACTTGTTTTGCTTGGCTCACTTTACTAGGATCTTCTTTCACATCCTTAATTTGTTGAAGAACCAAATTCCTCAAATCTTGTAAAATGGTAGGGTTCACTGTAGACACCTTATTCAACCGTTCATTAGCCAACACGACAACTGTGTTTGTTATTGGCCGGAAACGATTCAATTTGGAAGCCAAATCAAACATACTAAATACTAACACTTTGCCATTATTCAAGTATATCTCAACTTCGGTACCATCATCACCGGTACCGTCACAGTAATTGAGAATTACAACTTCTTCATTCTGATAAAGGAATGGTTTATTAACCATTTCTTTCAATCTATCTATTGCTCCATCAGTCATGATTCATTCTTTTTTGTTGTTTTATTAATTTGTCTATTCAAAGCTCCTTTTAGCTTGATTAGGTACTGAACATCTTCCGGATATCGGGCATACAAAGAATTCTCTTTTTTTAATTGTTCAGAACGACTAATCATGTAAAGGTTCTCAATGGAAACGTTTTGCCTGTTGCCATCCTTAAACTGAATATTATAACCAGGGGGGATTTCTCCATTATGCTCAATCCATACAAGCCGATGTTTAAGTTCAAAGACATTCGGTTCGGCAGTTTTCACTTCAATGTAACCGTCACGAGTTATGCGTTCATAACCGACTGGTTTATGATTTTTGGGGATATGTCCTTTCTTAAATCGAGTAGCTTTCGTTTTTGCTAATTGTTCCTCTGACATATATTCCGTTTGCTTACGTCCCTTGTTCATCGGTTGGTGGCCTTTGGGAAAGAAGCTTTTAGAAGCGCATTGAAATTTAAATTCTTTAGATTTAAAGAGCCGTAATTTAGATGCAATTCCATTTACAGCAGAATAAGTGGTACCTAATATCTGTGCTATTTCCTCATTAGTATGATTGGGATACAACTTTTTCAATTTATCAAGTCTCTCACTATTCCAAAACGAGATTCTCGGAGAGCGCCTAAGTTTTCGAATCAAGGCCTTTGTTTTAACAGCACTAAGTGTTTTATCAAGACGCCTAGCAAGTTCTTTTAAATCAGCAGTCGGGTACTCACTGTCAAGTATAGCAAGTTGTTCGCCAGTCCACGTTTTCATAAGTGCGTCAATAAAGAGAGGAAACCACTAGGCTTCCTCTGTGTTATCGTTATTTAGCTCTTTCAGTCTTTCTTTGAGCTTCTTTTCTTTCTTATCATATGAATCCGCAAGTTTCTTAGAGAGCGCTTTGAAATCATCCGGATATTGTTCTGCAAAAAGGATTTTCTGACACTTTTGCAAATAGGAGTAGAAATTCACATTATTCGATGATAAGCATTCAGCAATAAAGGCTCTATACCATTGGTGTCGGTCAGCTTGGTTGTTCTTGACATAATTTACAAAATCACTCTCACCATTCCATTTTTTCAAATTCAGTTTTTCAAGATAAGTACTGCTACAACCGCTAAGAACCAGCACATCAAAAACAAGTTGTTCATTTTCAGAGAATTCTTTTGTTCTCTGATAATATGTTTTCTCTTGCGCCCACTTGCGCATTTCTTCAGCAGACTTCTCCTTGACTATATCCTTCGCTCTTTTTAATTGGGCGTTTATTTTTTCCCTTTCTATCTCTTTCAGATCAGCAACAGCGGCAGTACTAGAAACCAGTTCTTTCCTTGTGTAATAGAATCTTATATTAAATTCTGGATTATAATTACCAAAGAATGAGATACAGCGATAAACTTCACCTTCATCAAGCATTTTTAGTGTCCGTTCATCATCAGCACTATAATAACATAAGCACCTAAACACCTCTTCAGGATTAACTACTTCAAATCCAAGTTGCTTTACGGCTTCTAAAGCACTTTCATATTGTGCTTTTCTTTCATCACTCCAATAAGATTCTGCTTTTGCTACAATAACAGTTTTTCCGAATGAAAAAGGTTCCCCCACTTTGACAAGATTCTCACTCTCAAGCAGAATCTTTCGGATTACATATGCTATCCGCTTTCTATAAAAACAGGCAGCATTGATACAGCGGGCATTCTTATTGTTCATCTCATAGAATAAACAACCATGATTGCAAGTATTAGATTCACATTGAGAGCACTGCTTAAATTCGCCATTTTCCCAATTGTCAGCGTCTTCTTTAATCCAATCCGCTTTATCTAGTTCTAAAAAGGAATTACTTACATAATCACGTATCATGGCTACCGTGCATTGCTCATCTTCTTCCTCATTGAACTCTTTTTGAGTTTCTTCGTCAAGTTTTGAAAGAATCATAGCACCGGATAATGGTATGTCTCCATTTCTTACACGTTCTTTCAGTTCCGGGATAAGACCGTTTAGCTTTATACGGTCAAAGACAAAACGAGTAGACTTTCCAAATTTAAGAGCAATATCTTCCAAAGTTCGTCCTTTTTCAGCCAACTGCGCAAAGGCAAAAGCTTCCTCAATGGGATCAACATCTTTTCTTTGAAGATTCTCGGTAATCATCGCTTCAAAAGCCTCATCATCTGTCATTTCTCTGACAATGCAGGATATTGTCTGAAATTTTTCCGACTTTTTTCGATGGACTTTGATTTTTGCAACATTCGCTTCATCTTCCTTTGCTTTCAAAAGTGACACAGCCCGGAAACGACGCTCACCGCAAACAATTTCGTATGTGTAAGGTAATGGGGTAACATCTCCGGTTTCCAGGTTAGTCATCTCCTCGGATTTAGTAACCCTGACAGTGATAGGTTGCAATAAACCTTGCTTTTCAATGTTGCTTGCAAGCTCTTCAAGAGCTGCTTCATCAAAAGTCTTTCTCGGATTCAAGGGAGAAGGACTGATAAGGTCAATTCTAATGTTTTGTACTTCCATAATTTAATTATATTGGTTTGACTTTTAATTCATTACATCAGTAAAGTTATCGTTAAATGACAAGTTATGCAAACAGAAACTTCGCCATTTTAACGCCATTTTCATGCGGGCTTATTACGTATTTGAATGAAGCCACGTTTTTCCGTTTCCCGAAGCAATTCCATATCTTCCTCACGGATATAACAATCCGTTTCACCATTAACAGTTGTGTGATTAGGAATACCAAAACGCTCCCGTATTCTTCTTTTCACTTCAGGAATATCTTCAAGTTTGATATGCCTAGTGTTCCAGTAAATTGTCACCTTCTGCTTCTTGTTTGCCATTTTCTCTTTTGTTTAGATAAGAGATTATTTCATTTGAGAGACTTAACGCTTTAGCAGCTTCTTCATCTCCTTGCTCAACTCTAAGTTTAAGTTCGTTCCGGTATTCTTCATACGACAAGCCACTTGTATAGCTCACTTCCTCCGACAAATTCTCTTTATGAAAATTCCATGACTGATTATCAGCAACAGCACAACGTTCTTTATTGTATTCACGAAGCCAACTCATGATGACCTGACCATCAATTCTATTATAGATATTGCCATATTTCATTTTCATTGCGTTCTTGAAACACAGTTTAAAATCATCAGTTTTCATATATGGATATTCTTCAATGATTAAATCTACTGTAGTAGCGACTTGTGTAGCCGACATTGGATTACCGACATTGAAAAACTCCAAGGCATCAGCTATCAATATGACCAACACTGCTCTGGCTTGCGGCTCACCAAACTTTCTTATAATAGTGCCAATAGAAGGTTCATCACTTTGAAATACATCTTCAACCTTCTTGGGGCATAGAGCTTTGCAATAGTTTTTCGGCGAGGTCCGTAAGACTGCTAACCGATTCTCTTCTTGTGGCCGCAGTATCAGTTCGTTTTCCATTGTAATTTCCTTCTAAAATTTTAGTAAAATTCGCAGACTTGAATATCCAGTCGAAATCGCACCGCCAATTCCGATCATTTTCTCCAAGTAAAAAAGGACTATCCAACACTTTTTGGAATACATCGAATATAGCTTGCTTCCCGTATTGTGCGACACGTGCTTTAATAGCTTTCTTTCGTTTTGCATCTATGGACTTTATAGCAGGAAGCTTACCTTTAAACGTGGAATTAAAATAATCCATTAGCCCACCCCAATCAATCTTTTCCTCGGGGAACAAAGAAAGCTCGTCTTTCTTTGATTCTCCTTTAGGAGAAGTTTCTTTCTTTTTTGAATGAGAATCATTATCATCTACATAATCATTATCATATTCATTATCATTATCGGGTTTTGTGGGTTCTTTTGGGTTTCCAAATAACCCAGTGGGTTTTGTGGGTTCTTTGGGTTCTTTTGGGTTTTCACTTTTCGGACGTCCCCCCTTAGAACCATTGCTCTTATTCCTTTCCACAATAGACATATACTTTTCAGTATCCCTGTCTATATCTATCTTTATAAAGTTGAAAGCAATATTTGCCATAGGTTTCAACCCCCGAAGATTTCCCGTTGTCGCATACTCAATAATGCTTTCGTAAATCTCCAGCCTGACATCATCCGGCAAATCCTTAATTGCTTCTCTCCACCCTTTATAAAAGATGAATGAATTTCTTTCCATATTTTAAGGGATTATACTCCGATTAGTAATAAACTCACAGACCTTTTGCTTCCTTCAGTTTTTTCGCTTCTTCCTTGTAATAAGTAATCAGCTTTTCTAATTGAAAGTCACTAAATTGCTTTGTAACATTTTTCTTGGCTTCCAGGAGCAGCACATTTCGTTCACCATACTTGGCAACTAGACGTCTGCGATAATCCTGAATATTTCCTTCCATGAAGCGGTTACAATGTGAACATTGAGCATTGCAGTTCATTTCATCAAAGCGAGTACTCATGTGTTGGCGGTTGATGTAATGACCGCAATCTGCTTTATTGAAAGGCTTTATCTTACCACATGAAATACACTGAAAATATCCATTAGGCATCGTATCACGATAACGGATGAATAAACTAAATATTCTGTCTAGTTTATCGACAAGATCAGGTTTCTTCTTGACCTTAACACCTTCTACCTCGAAAAGAGGCTTTTTCTTTTCTTTCTTCTTGTAATTTCTCCACATGATAATTAAAATACTACATTGGTTAATTGACGGCCACGACTCATTATACACCATTTTCCCTTTTCAGGCTGTTCTATGCGTAACTCTTCAACACGCCCAAAACGCCGGAAATTCCCACTCAAATCAACAACCCAACCCTCTTTACCTTGGCAGGGACGAATGACACGACCGACCATTTGATAATAGAGGGAAAGGGATTTGGTTGGACGTGCAAGAACAACCGTATCAAGCTCCGGGTAATCGAATCCGGTTGTAAGTACGCCGACATTAGCAACAACTTTTATTCTTCCATCTTTAAAACCTTTCAGAATTCGTGCCCTTTCTTCCTTTGGAGTAGAACCGCTAACGATCGCACAATTAGGAATTTCAGAAGCCAGTCTTTCAGCTTCACGAATAAACCTCGTGAATATTAAAATGCCTTTGCGTGGTATGCCCGATTTGGGGTTCAACAGACGCCTTGTCCATCCAACTATATCTTTGTATATGTCCACACGTTCAAACTCTTTCAGAAGACTTTTCTCATCGTAATCTGCACCAGTAGAATTAGTTCTGACTCTACTTAAATCCAATTTTGTGATATCATAGTATTTCAAGTTTGCGAGAAATCCTTTAGCAAGCAGTTCACTCACCTGACAGTGATAAATAACATCAGTGAAAACCTTTGGCCGGGTACGAGTTATAAATTTAAGCATAGCACCACCTCTTCTTGAACATAGTCTGTAAGGAGTCGCTGTCAGCCCAATAACTTTCCTTTGCTCATCTTCAAAGAATTCCTTATACATTCCTTTCTCCGGATTCACTAAATGACATTCATCAATCAGAACGTGCTTGAAATGTTTGAAGAAACTCATGTGTTTCATCACACTACCAATCATAGCGAACGTAATACGATTGATATCTTTTCTTCCGGCAGAAGCTGAATAAACTCCACAATCGAATATGCCGTATGATTGAAGTTTCGCAAAATTTTGTTCGAGTATTTCCTTGCTAGGCTGGAACACTATCAGCGGCCCGTCTATCCGTGCAGCTATATTGGCAATGACAAGGGATTTTCCGGCACCGGTGGGAAGAACTATCACGTAGTTTTTCTTTTCCTTGGATTTAAAAACGCTGACTGCTGCATCACTAGCACTTTTCTGGTAGTCTCTTAACTGGTATGTCATAATTTGATGTGATATTTATGAACTTTCGAATGACAGTCACCACAAAGGGTAACGAGACAATCAAGATGTTCAAGTTCATGACCAACGATTGATTTTCCGTTAACCCTGTATGTTTTGTGGTGAATCTCTAAATTGAAGTCTTTACCGCACATCTGGCATTTATGTCCGTCCCTAATACGAACCTTACGCTTGGCTTCTTCCCAATCAGGATTATTCACAAGCCGCTTCACATAGTTGGACTTCCTGCCTTTTTTGTGCTGTAATCTACTCATCGTCTTCCGGTTCTTCTTCAGGAAGTTTATCAGACAGGTCTTCTTCGAACTTGTCCCCATAATCTTCTGTATCATCAATAGGACGTTCTACTTCAGGATATTCAATGCCAAACAAATCAAGCATCGCTTTTCTGTTTCGATCTTCCTGTGCCCAAAGAGAACGTTTGTCCCAATCAGGGATTTTTTCAGCTTTCACAAGCTTAAACTCACCGTTCACCCATGAATAATACAGGAAATATCCATCAAGAGCAAACCGGATCGTATTCTTACTTGAAAGATGATACTCCCTCGTCCCCTTTTTGACTTCGGCAGCCAGGTCTTTAATTTCAGTCTTAATAGAAGCTAACCTGTCTTGAGCATCACTCTTTATTTTCTTCGCACGTTCAATGGCTTCCAACAATTCACGTTCGCGTTTGGGGACCTCATTCTCTTGCTTGATGCAATACTCTTCACGAATTTCGGAAATCTCAAATTCATCCAGTAAACGTTGTGTCACCTCACTTTCAGGGAATGTAGCATTGAAATGCTCATTCACCAACTTTATCAATTCATCTACATTCGTAGAACCCTGAAATAAAACAGGGGGAAATTTTTCCCGAATAGAATCGGGAACTACAAACTCGATTGTCTCGGGTTCGTAGTTTCTCAAATTTGCAATCATAAATTATAAAAGGATTAATTAGTACCGGTTTTGGTACTCATGAATAAAATCTAAGTAATGCTGGTCTTCAGGCAACGGAAGTGTAATACCAAACTCGGCGGCCGCATCTATTTTCACGCTTTCCATGAAATTATGCATCTCTAAAGTATTGAGTTTACTTGTTCCTCGCACAATAGTTTCCACTTTACCATTCACATGAACCTGTTTCACAAGAAACTTCTTACAATACAAGTCATGTATATCC